GTGTTAGAACATTTTGGCTATTGTAACATAGTAATTCGTCCTAAATATATATCTTTTGGACGAGATGAAAAGTCATCAAAGAAAAGTATAGTAATCAATCTTGAAAATAACGAGTATTTATACACCATTGATTATGCGAGAAATATAAGAAAAGATATTTTTTCATATATTATCGAGCAAAGAAAAGTTGAATTTATAGATGTCCTTAATGAAGTAAGACATGCATTAGGGATTACAGATTATTATGATTTTTTTGATAATAAAGGAATTTTTGGAGGATTTTATGAAAAGATTAGAAAGCGAAGAACTAATAAAGTTAATACATACGATGATTCCATCTTAGATTGCTATGTTAATTGTGGGAATACAAGGTTTCTTGCTGATAATATATCACTTCTTTCACAAAAATTTTTTAACATAAAGTACGATGTAGAATCACAAGGAATTGTTATTCCCATAAGAAATCAATTTGGACAGTTAATGGGTGTTAAGGAACGATTCAATTATGATGTTCCTGATGGTGAAATGAAATATTTTTATGCTGTTCCTTGCAGTATGAGCCAAACATTATTTGGATATTCTCAGAACTATGAATTTTTAGTAGATAATACTATCTATATCTTTGAAGCTGAGAAGAGTTGTATGCAGTGCTATTCATACGGAATAAGAAATTGCGTGTCTCTTGGAAGCGGATCTATTTCTATTCAACAAGTCAAAATGCTTCTCGAATTAAATCCCAAACGAATAATCTTCCTACATGATGTAGGATATGGACTTGAAAATATTATGAGAAATATTGATATGGTTAAAAATTATTCCAGGTTTACAGAAGTTGAACTTGGATATTGGAGTTACTTCGGTCGAGGATATGAGAATAAAGTTTCGCCATCTGATTTAGGAAAAGAGTGTTTAGAAAATATTTTACAAAATGAGATAACAATGATTGGAGATGAGGATGACGAAGACGAATTATAAAATATTAAACGATTGTCGTGGAATGTATGAAGATGAAGTATTTGATACGATTCTTAATCAAAGAGGGGTTGAAAATGTTGAACATTTCTTAAATCCAACAGAAGAAGATTTATTACCATTAGATTCATTATCTCGTATAGATGAAGCATATCAAAGAGTAGACTTTGCAATTACAAACAATGAATGTATAGGAATTTTGTTTGATACTGATTTAGATGGTATTACGTCTGGAACAGAAATGACAAGATATCTAAAGCATTTTACTAATAACATTAAGACTTATATAGATGAAGGTAAGATGCATGGTTTGATAGGACAAGATTTAGCTCAGTTCAATGGAATTGATTTATTGATTATTGTAGATAGCTTGGATAAAGATATTTCTCAATATAAAAAGCTGAAAGAGATAGGGGTAGACATAATTATCCTTGATCATCATGCAATTAAAGAGAATGAACCATATGATGAAGTTTCAATTTTAGTATCTTCGCAAAGAAATTATGAGAATCCACAGTTATCAGGAGCAGGTGTCGTATGGAAGTTTTGCAAATATCTTGATGAGCAATATATTACAGATTATGCAGACGAACTTGTTGATTTAGCAGCTTGTGGAATCGTTGGAGATATGATGGATATGACTGTTATGGAGAATAGATATATTGTCTCTAAGGGATTGGAGAAAATATATAATCTAGCAGTTAAGAAGATAGTTGGTGGATTTGAATTTAACAGTACAGCTATTGCTTTTAGTGTCGCTCCTATTGTAAATGCAAGTAACCGTATGGGTAAGAATGATGTGGCTATGAAAGCCTTTTTGGAAAATGAAAATAAGCAAGTATTGGCTTATGTAAAGGAATTAAAAAAATGTAAGGAAGATCAGAATGTTGAAGTTGATAGATTGTTACCAGATGTATTGGAACAATGCAATTTGCAATCAGATAAAAAAATGATTATTACATATATAAATACTCCATATGGTATCAGTGGTTTGTTGGGCAATAAATTACTAGAAAAGTATCAAAAGCCAATCCTTGTATTGAAAGATACAGGAGAAAATTACTCTGGTTCTATGAGGGCTGTAGGAGTGGATGACTTTAGAAAAATATGTAATGAGAGTGGTTTAGCAAAATGTGATGGTCATGAACTTGCGGCAGGAATCACAATCGAAAAATCTGATATAGATAGATTTACATTATATATAGAAGAAACTCTTCCAGAATTAAATACTGATGTTTCAGTGGATGTTGATATTCGATTAGATGTTTCTGATATTACTCGTAAGCTTGTGGAGAATATAAAGAAGATAGATAGAATATCTGGAACAAATTTTAAGCCAGTAAAGGTATTTATCAATGGAATAAATGAATACGAAATTGGACAAATGAGTGATTATAAACATTTGGTTGTAAAACCCAATGATTATTTACAGATTATCAAGTGGAATTTTGATGGTTCATTTGATGAAATGGAAGATCATAGTATGATGAACGATGAATTAGAGGTTGTATGTACTCTTGATAGTGGCTTTCTGGGTAGAAAATTTGTTTTAAAAGCAGTGTGTGATGAGATTAAGGAGGTGGCTTGATATTTCGGACATTGAATTAATAAAAAAAATAATTCCTACTCTTACATTTAAGTTCCCATATTCACCAGAAGAATATGAAAAGAATCTATATCTTGAAAATTATCATTGTCATAAAGATTTTAGTAATACATCTACACCAGATTGTGCTGAATCTATTAATGCCTATGCAGAAAGAATTCATGAATTTGGTGCAAAATGTTTATATTCTGGAGAACATGGTTCACAAGGCAATCAGTTTCAAGTATATAAGGTCGCAGAGAGTGAACATCTGAAATATATTCATTCTTCTGAAGTTTATTGGGTAAAAGATAGGAAAGAGAAAGATAGAGCAAATTGTCATATGATTATTGCAGCTAAAAATGCTGAAGGTCGTGGAGATATTAATTTTGCTCTATCAATGGCTAATATAGACGGATATTATTATAAGCCACGTATTGATTTGGAATTACTATTTAATATTCCCAAAGATAATGTAATTGTAACATCTGCTTGTGTTGCTGGATGGAATTATGAGGATGCAGAAGATATATGGTTAAAAGTACATAAATATTTTGGTGACAATTTCTTTTTAGAAGTGCAGTATCATAATACAGACAAACAAAAGGAATTGAATAAAAAGATATTAAGAATTGCAAAAGAGCATAATATCCAGATTATTTGTGGTCTTGATAGTCATTATGTAAAAGATGAGAATTCAATCAAGCGTGATCAGATTCTTAAATATAAGAATATTAATTATCCTGACGAGGAAGGATGGTATCTTGATTATCCAGATACTAAAACTGTTATAAAAAGATTTGAAAAACAAGGAGTCTTGAATAGGGAAGAAATATATAGGGCAATTATGAATACGAATGTTTTTATATCTGAGTGTGAAGAAATTGTTCTTGATAGAAAATTTAAGATTCCTAGTGTTTATAAGAATAAAACATATAAAGAAAAATGTAAAATCTACAAAGATACTTTGAATAAAGCATATGCCAAAGAAAAGGAAAAGTCTAAAGAAAAAGCAAATGGAATTAGATATGAAGCAAAACAAGTTATGGAAGCTGGGGTTGTTGATTATTTCTTGACAAGTAAAGCTATTGTAGATGATGCAATCCAAAATGAAGGTGGTATTTTAACAACTACATCAAGAGGTAGTGCGGCTTCATTCATTACAAATAAGCTTTTAGGATTAACAACCGTTGATAGATTCAATGCTGATATTCCAATTTATCCTGAAAGATTTTTAACTAAGGAACGTGTATTAGCAGGTCAGATGCCAGATATCGACCTAAATGTTGCCACACAAGAACCATTTGTTAAAGCAGCAAGGAAATTACTTGGTGAACATGGTTGTTATCCTTTGATGGCAATAGAAAAATTAAAAGAAAAAGCAGCATGGCAGTTATACGCAGGTGCAAATGATGTTAAACCTGAAGATGCCAATCAGATTTCAAAATATCTTGATGAATATAACAAAGCCTTAAAATACGCAGATGATGATGAAAAAGAAGATATCCATGTTGAAGATTACATACCAGAAGAATACATCTCTTTATTTAAACAGAGCAATGAATATCAAGGCATTACTATTAACTTAAAAGTACATGCTTGTGGACATTTTATTTTTGATGGTGATATACGAAGAGAAGTAGGGCTGATAAGTGCTGTGTCTGGATCAACTGGTAAAAGAACAGTATGTGCAGCTATCGAGGGTGGTTATCTTGATGAATTTGGATATGTCAAAGAGGATTTTCTTATTGTAGATAGTGTTTATCTTACATATAAATTCTTTCATAGTATCGGTATGGAAGTTCCTACATTTGATGAACTAAGACATATGATAGATAATGATAAAAAGACATGGGATATTTATGCGAATGGTATAACTTGTTGTGTTAATCAATGTGAAAAAGAAGCCACAACTAATCGTGTAAAAAAATATAAGCCACAGAATTTGGCTGAATTAAGTAGTTTTATTGCAGCAATTAGACCTGGTTTTGCCTCATTACTTAGTACATTCTTAAATCGTGAACCATATACAACAGGTGAAAAAAAGATTGATGACTTGTTATCCGACACTGCCCACTTTATGATTTATCAGGAATCTATTATGAAAGTTCTTTCATTCCTGCAATTACAAATGGGTGAAACATATGGTGTCATTAAATCTATTTCCAAAAAGAAATTAAAGGGCGAGAAGAAAGAACATTTACTTTCTGAGTTAAATCACTCATGGAATGATGAATTTGGCAATACAGATAATTTCAAGAATGTGTGGAATGTAATTGAGGATTCTGCGAGATACGCCTTCAATTCTCCACATGCTTATTCAATGGGAGGGGACTCTGCTTATCAAGCTTGGTTCAAAGCACATCACACAAAAACATTTTACGAAGTGGCTATTAACCATTATCAAGAGAAAAATAAAAAGGATAAAATTGATGCTCTTGTAAAAGAAGCTATTAAATTTTGGGGATATAAATTAGGTGATTATGAATTTGGTGCAGATAATCGAAGGGTTACAATCAGCGAAGAGAATAAACTAATATATCCTAATCTATCCAGTGTCAAAGGTTTTGGTGAAGGTGTAGTTGATACTTTATATGAATTAGGACAAAAGGAATATGAAACTTTTACAGGCGTTTTGACTGCATTGTTTTCTAATTCAATCAATAAAACCATTGTTAATAAGCTCATTAGGATTAATTATTTTAAGAAATATGGAGATGTAAATACTCTACTTGAAATTACACGATATTATGATCTTCTCAATGGAGCAAAGCAAATTGCAAAAGATAAAGCTGAAAAGAATAACTTGCCATTTGATGTTCTTGAAAAATATGGGAATGAGACTGCAAAGCAGTTTAATAAACTTGATTCTAACAAAATTATTAATGAGCTAATTTCAAAAATTCCATATAGAGAATTGACATTAAAAGAAAGATTAGACAACCAACGAGAAGTTCTTGGAATTGTAAGTGATTCAGATTCAAAAGTAAGCAAACGTTTGTATTATGTATCTGAATTGGATATCAAAAAATCCATAGTAAATGTTCACTTGTTTGAAATTTATAGTGGGAAAACAAGAGATGTAAAAATGTGGACAAGTCAGTATAATCGTAACCCCTTCGATTTGGGTTCTGTCCTTTACATAATTTCCCTTGAAAAGAAAAATAAAAAAGAGCCAACAGGTGAAATAAATCCACAAACAGGAAAGAAGATTTATAAGGAAGTTCCTGATAAATTCGAGTTTTGGTTGAGTAAATTTGCAATTAAGAATGATATTGAGGAGGACGAAGACGATATTTAGCAAGTATAAATACACAGATAAGGAGATGGAAGAGTTAATATCTTCCATCGTAATCCTTATAGATACTCGTGAGAAAGTAAACTCTCACATTACAGATTATTTTGATAGAAAAGAAATTTCTTATAAGAAGAAAGCACTTGACTATGGTGATTATAGTTTTATGATTCCTGCTAACGAGAAATTATCAATACCTCGTGATTTGTATTTTAATACCACTTGCGTAATTGAACGAAAAGCAAGTCTCGAAGAAATTAGTAATAATTTGACAAAAGAGCGTGACAGATTTGAGAAAGAATTATGTCTTGCACCAAAGACTAAAGTATTGTTAATCGAAAATGCTTCTTATGAAGACATTGCCACAGGCAATTATGATACAAAGTATAATCGGAAATCTTTTATAGCATCTATTCATAGTTTTTGGTTCAAGTATAATATTCCAGTTATGTTTATGCCAAATAACCAATATTCGGGTTTATTCATTCGTGAATACTTTGAATATTTCTTAAAGAATTACCTTCGATAGAGAGAATAATATAATAGGAGGTAATATTAATGATAGATTTAGAGGATTAAACGCAAAATTGGAAAACTCGATTCTCAAAACCCTTGATTTATAAGGGTTTCCGAGGTTGAAAAATCCTTTGAAACCGTTCTTTCTTTTGATTCGTAAAAATGACAAAATAATCATAATGTTAAGAGGTTGAAGTTGATGGACAATAGAGCGATTACTAAATATAAACTTCTGATTAAAGTTTGTGATCAAAAAGAATGTGCCAAGTACAATCCATTCGGATTATGTTATGTAGATGACTGTATGAGTTGTCCAAATTCAAGAGTAAAAATTACTCGTGAAGATGGAGTTGTTATGCGTGATGATTTTAAAAACAATAAAAATACTGCCAAAGAAGATAAAATATGGTCTTATAGAAGAATGCTCGAAAGAGATGGTGTTGGACTTTTTGAAGAAATGTATGATGATATTAAATTTTCAAAATTACAAAAATGGTATTTAAAGAAACTATTAAATAAGACAAAGAAAGAAATTAAGTGAAAAAATAATAACAACTTAGATGAAGCTTCTGCTTCATATTAAAAAAGAGAATAAATAAATGTGGTGGTGGAATATGTAGACACGAAATATCCGTTATGTAGCGAGAAATGTACTTAAGTGTACGACTGAACAATGCGCTTGGCTGTTAACCAAGAGTACGGAAGTTCTTTTCCCATGGCGGTCACGTTAATAATACCTCTGTTTGTACAGTAATGTATATGTAGGGTGAAAATCCCTACCCACATATTATTAAATATAACGACAGTTTCTTTGGAAGAAAGGAAGGAAATTATGAACACAATTGTTGTAAATTTGTTTGGCGAACCATCGGTAGGTAAAAGCACCTGTGCTATGGATATTGCAGCAAGATTAAAAAGAAACGGAATTAATGCTGAATATGTTTCAGAATTTGCCAAAGATAAAGTCTATGAAAATAATGATGAGGTATTTAAACACCAAGAATATCTTTTTGGTAAACAGTCATTCAAGATGGGAAGAGTCAAAGGAAAAGTACAAGTAATAGTAGTTGATTCCCCATTAATCTTAGGTGCTATATATAACAGAGATGAAGTATTAGGAGAAGATTTTAACAAGACTGTGTTAAATGTATTCAATTCATATAATAATAGAAATTATTTACTCACAAGACACCATTCTTATGAAAACGAAGGAAGATTCCAGAATGAAGACGAAGCAAAAGAAGTGAGAAAAGAAATTATTGATAAGTTAAATCAGTACAATATTAAATATGAAGAGATTGCTTCTACAGAATCAAATTGTGAATACATAGTGGAAGAAGTTATGGAGGAAATTAGAAATGAACAGTAAAGGACATTTATTTATTAGTTTAGGAAAATCAGCAATCAGAGTAATTGGTGGAATTGTAACATTAGTGAACGGTTCGATTATTCCATTAGCAGTAGGAATTATTGTTGCTGAAGTTGGTGGAGTGTTAGAAGAATTGGTTGATGAGAGATAGGTTAAAAAGCGATAGTTTCTTGTGAAAATTAAGGAGGCAAAAATGAACAGAATAACTATTAATGGTAAAACAATCACATGTTCAGGAGCTAATGTTGTCATCAACAATGGAAAGGTTATTGTAGATGGTAAAACAATTCAAGAGTGTAATAGTGGTGATATTAAAGTCGTCATCGAAGGAGATGTCAACAAAATTGATTGTGGTGGATCAGTAGAAGTTCATGGCAATTCAGGAAGTATTGATTGCGGTGGTAGTTGTGAAGTCAGTGGAGATGTCAAAGGAGATATAGATGCAGGTGGCTCTGTAACTTGTGGTAACGTATTAGGTGATATAGATGCTGGTGGAAGTGTGAGATGTAGAAGATAAGGAGAATAACATAATGTATAACAAATTAACAGACAAACAGTATAACATTGCCATTGGTATTATCTTACTTTGGGGATTTTTAGTGAATACAATAATGTGTGTATTTTTTCAAGACACATTTTGCAACTTAAATCCAACAATGGTATTAATTGGCTACTTTGTAGTTGCATTAGCAGGTATTGGTATGAGTGAGTTTTCAGACAACCCAATTGTGAGTTTTATAGGATATAACTTAGTTGTATTGCCAGTTGGTGTAGTTTTAAGTATTTGCTTAAAGGATTATTATATGTCATCCATTGTACAAGCTTTTATTTTGACTACTTTGATTACCATTGTGCTTATCATTGTATCAAGTATTAAACCAGAAATATTTCTATCAATGGGAAAAACATTATTTATTTGTTTATCAGCAGTTATAGTAATTGAATTTATTATGATTTTATTTGGTAATGTACCTAAATGGTGGGATTGGATTGTCGCATTGTTATTCTGCGGATATATTGGATATGATTGGGCAGAAGCACAAAATAATGCAAAAACTTTAGATAATGCTATAGATAGTGCAGTTGCTTTATATCTTGATATCATCAATTTGTTTTTAAGACTGTTAGGAAGCAGTAAAGATGATGATTAAAAGTAGCAGGAAACCATTATTTCTTTGCAATGGTGGTGATTAAAATAAAGAAAATATTAAAAGCAATAATGTTTACATTGCTATGGTTTCTGGTAGCGACAACGGTTTGTATTGCTGTTAGAGGAATTATTTACGTCATCGGCTTATTAATTGGAGAAGTTATAGCAACGTTATTGTCAATTATATTATTACTAATATTCATGGCAGTGTTTATTTATAAAGAATTTTTATAGGAGGATTAAATGGGAACAATTACAATTTTACCAGAAACAACTAAAAATCCAATTACATTAATGGGTGCAAGAGCAGGATGTTGTTGGAATGCAAATGTTTCTGATGATGAAAAGAATTATAAGCGTGGACTTGATTGTATAAAATCAGGACATGGGCGTGTGATGGAATATGTTAATGTTGAAATGATTATAGATGGATATTCGGCAAAAACAATCCGTGAATATTACACTCATATAGTTGGAGCAAGCAGATTACAGGCAAGTACAAGATATATTGATTATTCTAAAGGAGAAGGTTTTGGTTATGTAACACCACAATCAATTAGTAACGATGAAGATGTTGCTGCAACATGGCATAGTGTTATGAGTTATATTAACACTAATATTCAGCATCTCATTAATAACGGAGTACCAGTCGAAGATGCAACAATGTTACTCCCGTTAGCTTATTGTACAAAAATGGTAGATAAACGTAATCTCAGAAGTCTTATTGAAATGAGTAGAGTTAGAATGTGCAGTCGTGCTTATTGGGAGTATAGAGAATTATTCAAAGACATTTGCAATGCTTTAAGAGAATATTCAGATGAATGGAAGTGGATTGTAGATAATCTTTTCCACGCAAAATGTGACGAAGTAGGTTATTGTACTGAAACTAAGTCATGTGGCAGAAGACCGAAGAAGGAGAATATATAATATGAGAAATCCAGATAGATTAGATGATTTTTACTCGCAGTTATGTGAGATACATAAAAAGTCATTCCCAGATTGGAGATTTGGGCAATTATGCAGTAACTTTTTTGGATGGTTGGCTTCTGAAAAGAAAATGGATTTATTCTTTCCAGAAGAGTCACAAATGCTTACATATTTAAGAGAATTTTGTGGAGAGGAGAATTCTAATGGAGAAAATTGACATAGTAAAAAGAGTCAAAGAGCTTAATGCTGCATCAGAAGCTTACTATAATGGTAATAAGCCGATTATGTCAGACTATGAGTTCGATTGTAAGTTTGACGAATTAAAGAAGTGGGAAGAAGAAACTGGAATTGTTTTATCCAATAGTCCTACACAAAATGTGGGATATGACGTTGTATCAAATCTTGAAAAAACGACACATTCTCATCCAATGTTATCATTAGGCAAAACTAAATCAGTGGATGATTTAATAAAATTCTCTAGTGGTAAGGATTGTGTAATCTCACTAAAGATGGATGGTCTTACTGTTCTAAACACATATGAAAATGGTAAATTACAAAAGAGTGAAACAAGAGGAAATGGTGAGGTAGGTGAAGTTATCACTCACAATGCTAAAGTGTTTGATAACTTTCCTATTAATATTCCATTTGATAAAAAGTTTGAAATTGAGGGTGAAGCAATTATCACTAAAAATGATTTTGAACATATAAACACTAATGGAGAATATAAGACTTGCAGGAATTTAGCTTCTGGTTCAGTTAGACAGCTTGACAGTAAAATTGCAAAGGATAGACATGTACATTTTGTTGCATGGAAAGTTCCATTCGGTCTTAAAACATACACTGAAGGATTTAGAATTGCAGAATATTATGGCTTTGAAGTAGTTCCATATGTTACATACAATAGTAATACAGATGATATAAATGAAAAAATTGAACAGTTAAAAGCTATTGCAAATGAAAAATTATATCCTATAGATGGATTAGTTATTTCTTATAATAATGTAGAATATGGTAAATCACTTGGAATGACTGGACATCACCCTAAACATTCACTTGCTTTTAAGTTTTATGATGAAGAATCCGTATCTACATTAAAAGATATAGAGTGGAGTATGGGGAAGATGGGCAGTTTAACGCCTATTGCGATTTTCGATTCGATAGAAATTGACGGGACTCAAGTGGAGAGAGCTTCGCTTCATAATGTATCAATTTTAAAAGAGTTAGAGTTGGGTATTGGCGATGAAATAACTGTCATAAAAGCCAATCAGATAATTCCTCAGATAAAAGAAAATCTTACTAAAAGTAATACTTATGAAATTCCTATATTCTGTCCTATTTGTGGCGGTACAACTAAAATAGTAAAAGATAATGATTCAGAAGTGCTTATGTGTGATAATCCTGATTGTCAGGGCAAACTCTTAGGAAAACTTGCACATTATTGTTCAAAAGAAGCTATGAATATAGATGGTTTATCAGAAGCTACACTTAAATTTCTCATAAATAAAGGCTGGGTTAAAAGATATATTGACTTATACAATCTTGACCAGTATTACGATATATGGATTAAGTGTGAAGGTTTTGGTGCTAAGTCAGTTCTTAAAATACTTGATGCTATAAAAGAATCTGCACATACAACTTTAAGTCGTTTTATAAATTCTCTTTCAATTCCTCTTATTGGCAAAACAACAAGTAAACAGATATCAAATGCTTGTGATAATGATATAAGAACATTTATGACAGTTATTAACCAGTATGGTGCTAGTTATTTTAGCAATATTGATGGTATTGGTGACACAATGATAACTTCTTTTAATAATTATTGGAAGAAAAATAGAGATAAAGTACATCAATTATGTACAAGACTTACATTTGAAAAGCCAACACCAATTGTTAAAACAGATGACTATAAAGATTTATTTGGACTTACATTTGTAATAACAGGTTCACTCAATCATTTCTCTAATAGAGATGAACTTAAAAATAAAATAGAAACATATGGTGGCAAGGTATCAGGATCTATATCTGCAAAGACTTCTTACCTTATTAATAATGATGTTAATTCTACATCATCTAAAAATCAAAAAGCAAAATCGCTTAATATTCCAATTATATCAGAAAAACAGTTCTTATCTATGATTAGATAATTATTTTTATTAGGAAGGAGGTGAGAATTGAAGAGTGAATTATATAAATGCAGGTAAACTAAGAAGTTTTCTTGAAAACGTGCCTTCTGATTCTTATGTGGCGGTAGGTACAAGAGAGAATAATGAAATAGAAGAAATTAGACAAGAATCTGGCATTGTTGATATGAATATAAAATCTGTCGGATTCGATACTAATGGTTCTAATGAAGTATATATCAAATTATATACAAACAAATATGATGGAAGTGGGTGTTTAAGATTTACAAGATAAGTAAGGTAATAGCTCCTATTGCTATTGCAGGTATAGTAGTCGCCCCTTTGTGGGCTAGTAATAATGTACATATTAATACTGCGAAAGCAGCACAGGTTAGTTATTATGAATCACGTTTCTATATAAAAGTTCGTCAGAATATGTTTAAACGTCAGTTGCAGATGAATAAGTTGGACGAAATTGAAGAAGCAGTTGATGAAACAGAGAATATTATTATAGAAGAAACTTATTATATTGACCTTGATGTACCTAGCGAAAAACCATTCAAAAGTTATATGGATGCTAGAATGATAACAAGTACAAATTCAGCACAATATAAGCTTAAATCTGAGTATGAACTTGATGATTCAGGTATCTATATGGTTGATGGACGCTATGCTTGTGCTATCGGTTCTTATTATAGTACGGAGATAGGAACATATTTTGATATTGTTATGACATCGGGTGAAGTAATACCTTGTATTTTAGCAGATTGCAAAGCAGATGAGCATACTGATAATTTAGGACAATATACATTAGGAAATGGTTCTATTGTAGAATTTGTTGTAAATGAGCCTACATTAATTCCGAACATTAGTAATCAGTGGGGAAATACAGGCGATGTATCTACTTTAGGTGGAATTTTTGAAGGTGAAATAGCTTACATAAGAATGTATTTTGATTAAGGAAGGAATGGAATATGTTAGAAACAACAGCAGTTATTAGATTAGACAATATTAAAAGAATAAAAGATTTTGTAGATATAGTGTCTAAATATGATGAAGAAATAACAATTAAATCACACAGATATGAAGTTAATGCAAAATCTATTATGGCAATATTTTCACTTAACCTGTTAGAACTGGTAAATGTTTGTCTATATTGTGATGATAGAAATGTGATTGAAAGATTTATAAAAGATATGGAGGAATTCGAGTGATTGTATTAGTTGGAAAAAGCTGTTCAGGGAAAGATAGTGTAGCGAAAATATTGTGCTCTATGGGATATTCAAGAGTTGCCACCTGTACAACAAGACCTATGAGAATAGGAGAGACTGATGGTGTAGATTATTATTTCGTTACTCAGTCTGAATTTATGAATATGATCGAAAAAGGCGATTTTGCAGAATATAGAGAATACGAAACTGAAAAAGGAATGTGGTTATATGGCAGTCGTTTAGATGATTATAAATATGCATCTAATAAGGTCATTATTTTAACCCCTAAAGGTCTTGAAAATATTAAGAAGAAATATCCTTATTTACCTATTGTTTCTATATATCTTGAGGTATCTAATAAAGAACTTAAAAAGAGAATGTTCATGCGTTCCAATGGTTCTATTGAAGACACCAAAGAAAACAAGCGTAGATATAAAGCTGATAAGAAAGATTTCAAGCATATTAAGAAGTATGTTGATTATGTAGTGAATAATGAATTAAGGGATGCTTACGATACTGCTCATATCTGTAAGGAGTTAGATGAAATTGAAAAAAGAAAACATAGAAAGAATTTATTGTGGAAATCGTAATTGTCCATATATAGATTGTGTAAGACATAATAAGAACACACCGTTTAATGTCCAATTCCTTAGAGAAAATTATAGCTTAGATAAAAATGGTGAATGTAAATACAAATTAAGCGATTGGAGGATTGATTATGTTAATAGAGACTACAGAAATTAATATGAATAATATTACTGTTAGCGATTGTATAGAATTGTTTGAATGTAAGAATACAAGAGTCGTTATTAGTGATGGTAATGTTGTTGAATTTGAGGAGGAATAAATATTGAAGGTAATTAAAAGAGATTGTTCAGAAGTTAATTTTGATAAATCAAAAATATCATCCGCAATTCTTAAAGCTATGAAAAATGGATCTGGTATTGTAAAGCCTAAGATTGCAGAAGATATTGCAGAAGAGATTGAAAATGAATGTAAGGATAAAGACGAAGTAAGTATCTCTGATATTGAATCAATGGTTTATGATAAATTGATTACAAAGAAACAGAGACTTACTGCAAAAGCGTATGAAGGATATAGAAGTATTCGTGAGTTTCAGAGAGAAAATGAGAATACGACAGATTCCGAGATTCATAATCTTGTAGAAGATAAAGATGAATATTGGAAGGATGAAAATGCAAATAAAAATCCAGTATTAAATCCCACTAAAAGAGATTATATTGCTGGATCTGTTAGTACAGATATGACAAAAAGATATTTATTATCTCCTGAAATAATTCAAGCTCATAATGAAGGACTAATTCATTTTCATGATGCTGATTATTTCTTACAGCATATGCATAACTGCGGATTAGTAAATTCTGAAGATATGCTTCAGAACGGAACGGTTATAAGTGAAACAATGATTGAGAAGCCACATAGCTTTTCTACAGCCTGTAATATAGCTACACAGGCTATTGCACAGATTGCTAGTAACCAATATGGAGGACAGAGCATTTCTTTAGCACATCTTGCTCCATTTGTTAATGTGAGTAGAAAATCAATTAGAAAGAAATTAACAGAAGAATTATATAATAATGGATTAATTAGTGAATATAATGAAGAACTCGCAGAAGTTGTTCATATCACCAATAAACGATTAAAAGAAGAAATAGAAAAAGGCGTTCAAACAATCCAGTATCAGTTGGTTACACTTATGACAACAAATGGACAAGCACCTTTTATTACAATTTTTATGTATCTGAACGAAGCAAAGAACGAATGTGAAAAAGCTGACTTGGCAATGTTAATTGAAGAAATGCTTCACCAGAGAATTCAGGGGGTAAAAAATGAAGATGGCGTTTACATTGCTCCTGCATTTCCAAAGCTTATTTATGTATTGGAAGCAGATAATATTACAGAAGATTCTAAATATTGGTATCTCACAGAATTAGCAGCTGAATGTACATCTAAGAGACTTGTCCCTGATTATATTTCTGAAAAGATGATGCTTGAATTAAAAGGAGATGTCTATACTTGTATGGGTTGCCGAAGTTTTCTGACCGTTGATAGATTTACAGATAAAGTAGGGAATATTGCAAACGCAAAGAACTTTGATCCAAGCAAACACAAATATTATGGACGATTTAATCAAGGTGTCGTAACAATTTCTCTTCCAGATATTGCTTTCTCATCTGACGGAGATTTTGATAAGTTTTGGGAAATCTTTGAGGAAAGAACTGAGTTATGTCATAAAGCACTTAGGGCAAGACACGAGAGATTACTTGGAACATCTTCTGATGTAGCACCTATTTTATGGCAGCATGGAGCATATGCGAGATTAAAGAAACATGAGAAAATTGACAGACTTCTTTATGATGGTTATTCTACAATCTCGCTTGGTTATGCTGGCTTATATGAATGTGTAAAATTTATGACTGGTCATTCTCATTCTGATGAAGGGATTGGCGAAGAATTTGGATTAAAGGTTATGCAGTCGTTAAATGATAAATGTAATCAGTGGAAACAAGCTGAAAACATTGACTATAGTTTGTACGGAACACCATTAGAGTCCACAACTTACAAATTTGCAAAGTGCCTAAAATCTCGTTTTGGTAGCGATATCTTTGAAAGATTAGATGGTTTTGATAGAAATTATATTACTAATTCATATCACATTCCTGTCTTTGAACATATCACGGCATTTGAAAAGTTAAGAATCGAATCAAAATTCCAAAAATTAAGTCCAGGAGGAGCAATTTCATATATCGAAGTACCAAGTATGACTCATAATATTCCTGCTATATTAGAAGTCATTAAGTTTATTTACAACAACATCATGTATGCAGAGATTAACACAAAGAGTTGTTATTGTGAAAAATGTGGCTTTGATGGTGATATTCCTCTTGTATCAGACGAAAATAATAGACTTAAATGGGAATGTCCTAGCTGTGGGAATACTGACAATACAACAATGGATATAGCATTTAGAGTTTGTGGTTATATTGGTACTGCAAAAAATGGTGGTAATCAGGGTAGGTATGGTGATATTCATGATCGTGTTTATCATTTGGACGACATGGAATATACGGAGGATTAAATATGAGGTATGCGAGTATACGTAACCTTGATATTAGCAACGGGGCGAATATTGGAGTCGCCCTGTTTGTTCAAGGATGTGACAGAAATCCACACTGTAAAAACTGTTTCAATTCTGAAACATGGGATTTTAATGGTGGAAAAGAGTGGACAGAAAAAACAAAAAATAAATTTATGGAACTTATTGATAGACCATATATTAAGCGAATTTCCATCTTGGGTGGTGAACCACTTGCAGAACAAAATTTGGATGATGTTTTATCTTTAATCAAGGAAATCCGAGAAAAATATCCAATTTCTCAAAATCACAATTCAGAAAACATAGGAAAATCAAGGGTTTTAGAAGATGAAAATTCCAAGGAAATCCGTATTTCATTTCCTAAGAAATCTATTTGGTTATATACGGGATATGAATTATCAGAGATTATAAAGCAAGAACAATACGAGAAAGTTAGTGGAATACCTAGTGTTTGGTCAAAACGATGGAAGATAATTTCTAATATAGATGTGCTTGTTGACGGAGAATATATAGATGAGCAGAAAGACCTTACATTGAAATGGCGAGGCAGCAAGAACCAAAACTGTATTGATGTGAAACAATCTCTTGCTCAGAACAAAGTAGTTTTATATTGTGATTAGGAGGTAATTAATATGTCTTATGTAGATATTGCAAATGAAGAATCATCTGGTGTTCAGATTGATGGTGAAGACTATTATGTTGCGTTGCGTAACCTTGAAAACAAGTATGGGTATGATGAAGATATTGCAACAATAATTAGAATGTGTAACCAATGTGAAAATAGCTTTCATAAAATGGAAGGTCGTTGCAATGAAATTATTAGTGCAACAACTTTATATGAAGCACAAATTAAATCTATATTAGAAAAAAATAGAGGATAAATAAAATGAACTTATGGACAACAATTCTAGCAATAATTATAGGACTTATAATATAACGCTAAATAAAAGGAAGAATAACAATGACTAAAGAAGATGTAAGGAAGGGTATGGTTTTATACTATGCCCGAATATTAAAAGCTGTAGGCATATACGAAGTAAGTGAGTTGCTTATAAGAACAGTAGAAGATGATTATTTTGTTGGTGTTGATAAGCGTGATAAACATGTATATTTATTTTCATATAATAATCTTAACCAATTAATATTTAACGATAGACAAAAATGTTTAGATGCTGTATTAGACAGTGAAAAGAATGCACCTAAAATAAGTAGCGAAAAAGAATATGAAGAATATTAGTAAGGCACAATGATAAAATGATATATGAAATTAAAGATTTAACTAAAATAACAACTTATAGCACTTTGGCTAAAGAGTTAAATGAAACCAATGAAGCATTTTATGAATATGTATCTGATTATATTTTTTCAAAGATAGTAAACTCTCAGATATCGCATAATTTGTTTAAATATGAACGATTTATTCAATTTTTAAAAAGAAGATATTTTAATGATTGTAACAATACAGAATTAATATATACAATTGGACTATGTGTTTCGACAATTGAAATTTGTAAACATCAATATAATCATTTATACAATGAATACAACACAAATAATATAATAAAAGAGTTATTGCAAGATGATAATAAGAAGAAAATAATTCTAAAAATATATAATAACCCTGATATACATTTAATAAAATTAATTAATGATCTTGATATTACGCTTGAAAATGAATCATCCGAAAAACACACATTAATAATAGAACACATTAATACATTAATAGATTTAGGTATGATAATAAATTATAACAAAATTTTATCTGCATCTCCCATATTAGTGCGATATATACAGAATAATAAAGTAAAGGAGTGATTAAGTACGGCAAATTACCTATATGATAAATTTAAAGGAAAATATAGAATACGTGCTCCAATTAATCAAATAACAAATGATTTTAATAGAAAGCTCAATGGCACATTAGAAGATATAGATTGTTACATAGATTGCCAGTTTGGTAATAAAGTATTCTATTATGGACACAACATTTTACAAGCATATATTCCTTCTCTTGGAAGAGGACATAACATTCTTAAAAATCTTGAAGAAACGGACAAATCTTTGATATTTGACATTGAAGAAACGGACGCTGAAATTCTGTTTAAATTCAAATTCATCAACTCTGACAAAATTATCCCATTGTTAAAACCTAAAACAAGTGGTTCTCAGACAAGCCCTTTTTCGCCTAAAAATCTCCCAAAATCTAATTATAAAATCCCAGATGATAAATTGACACAGTATAAACAAATCGTGTCTAAAATTCCTCCTGAGAAGCTTTTAACCCTAAGTAGAATAACCAATTCATTCTTGCAAACTTTAGTTACAAAAAAGAACACTTGGGAGAATATTAAATCAGATATGAGATTAAAATGCCTTAAAGGTAAAGAATATATTTACTGTATTGGTAAGTGGAACGAGTATCTTGTATATCTTAAAAATAACATTAAAAATATGTAGACAATTAAGGAGTAAAAATAACTTATGTATGAAGTAAAAAAGTGTGCAACCGATAAGAAGCTTAAAGAATATGGCTTTAGATATAAATCAGACGGAGATTATACATATAGAACTGTTATATATCAAGACGGGAAAAGACCTGTAATATTCTTGACATTCTATATTAATCTCGAAGAGAGAACATTTAACAGCAGAGTATCTGATACCACAGGCACATATTATCCTTATTATGATGATAGTCGTCAAGGTGATACTTTGTATAAGATACTTAAGAATTGTGTTGAAAAGGAAACAAGAAAATTAGTAAAGGCAGGTATTATAGAGATGATAAGTATAGAAAACATAAAAGGTACAGTAGTTAATAGCACAACAATTAAACTTAAGAAACTTAGAGATAATGTACAGATTCCAACAAGAGGAAGTGAATATGCGGCAGGATATGATTTATACGCTGTTATTACATCTCCTGTGATAATAACACCACATACAACTGTTAAAATTGGTACTGGCATAGCAGTAGAAATTCCTAATGGTTATTTCGGTGCTGTATTCGCAAGAAGTGGGTTAGCAACTAAAGAAGGCTTAAGACCAGCTAATGCAGTAGGTGTAGTAGATAGTGATTATAGGGGTGAATGTATAGTGGCATTACATAATGACTCAGATACCCCTAGAACTGTTACTCCAGGAGAAAGGATAGCTCAGTTGGTTATAATACCTTATCTTCATGTTGATTTTGAAGAAGTGAATGAATTGTCTGATACTGTAAGAGGTGAAGGTGGCTTTGGAAGTACTGGAAAGGCGTGATTATGAAAGAAAAAGTTCCGATTTATCAAAAACAGAACCTTACACTTGAAGAAGCTGCTGAATACTCCAATATTGGAATAAATAGATTAACTATGTTGATTAAAGAACCTACTTGTAATTTTGTATTATATGTAGGAAATAAAAGATTGATAAAAAGAAAATTATTTGATGAATTTATAGAAAATATAAATATGATTTAATGATGTTGAAATTATTACGGTTGAGTGATATTATTTAGGTGTAAGTATATCACTCAATCCTTTGTTTTAATAAAGAAATAAAGGTGATATTTTATGGACAAAAAAGATATTAAAGGAAGAGTATTAAAAGAAGGTGAAGACCAGCTAAAAGATGGTAGGTATCGTTATAGATTTACAGATAAATATGGAAAAAGAAAAGCCGTATATTCGTGGAAACTTGTATCAGTAGATAAAACCCCTGCTGGGAAAAAAGATGATTTGTGTTTACGTGCAAAAATTAAACAGATAGAAAAAGATCTTAATGACAACATAAACACATATAAAGCTCAGTCAAAAGTTAATGATTTGATTAATATGTACCTAGATACAAAAGTGAACTTAGCAAACAGTACATTAAATAATTATAAGAATATGTATGAGGTGAATATTAAAAATTCTTTGCTAGGTAATATGCAGATATGCTCAGTTAAGAAATCTGACATATTAAAATTCTATAAATATTTATATATTGATAAAAAACTGTCAATTGGTACAATACAATTATATCAAAATCTTTTGTATCCAGCTTTTCAATTAGCTGTCGATGATTCTACAATTAGGCTCAACCCTTGTAAAAATTGTATGAAGGAATATGTGCGTGGTTCGATGGATTCTCCAAGAATTGCTTTAACTAAAGAACAACAAAAAAGGTTATTGTCTTTTGTAAAAAACAGCAATATATATAAACGATATTACCCAATGCTTGCAACAGTCCTATGTACTGGACTAAGAATTAGTGAAGCAATGGGGTTAACATGGAATAATATTGATTTTAAAAATCACTATATAACTATTGACCATCAAATATTATATAGAAAAAAAGATGGTATAATTAAGCATTATGCTTCAGTACCTAAGAATAAAAAGACCAGACATATTCCTATGCAAAAAGATATTGAAAAGCTCTTACAAAAATATAAAAATGAAACATATTTTATTAGCGTATCTTCAAATATCAATATTGATGGGTACACCAATTTTGTATTTTTAAACAGAGAAGAAGGATTGTTTACCCCTAATACATTAACAAGGACTTGTCATTCGTTACGAGAAAGCTGCAATAAAGAAGAAATTGAAGCTGCACAATGGGAAGAAAGAGAACCAGTTCTCATTCCTGATTTTACTTTCCATGTTCTTAGACATACATTTTGTACTAGAATGGCAGAAAATGGGATGGATGTTAAAGTATTACAGGAAATTATGGGACATAGTAATATAGCTGTTACAATGCAAGTTTATAATCATGTAAGTAATGACAGAGCAATTAATGAAATGAACAAGATTCAAAATGTTATAGGATTATAA